GGTTTTGGAGTATCACAATACCACTCTTCATCCATATTAACAACTTCCATTGTGGGCGCTGAGGGTCTCGAACCCCCGACCTACTCGGTGTAAACGAGTTGCTCTACCGCTGAGCTAAGCGCCCCTGTTTCGTGGGCTTCTATCCAGACTCGTGCTCCACATGAATCGGGAATATCTGACTGCACTACAACTGCTGCAACCATAGCACAGCCACAAGGGCAGACAATTTCGAGCCGGCGATGATGTGTAGAGCCTTTGTAGGTGCGGTCAATTATAGCTGGCTCGTTCTTCTTAATCTTCTGCTGGTGGACGTGGACTATGTGTTTCATCTTTTGACTTGTTTGTCCTTCTTTTTTGCGACACATCATCGCCGAGAAACTCAATCAGGGCTTGCCTGATGATTGACCCGCGGGAAAGCTTGAGTTTTTCCGAGGCGTTCTGAAGACGTTCGGCCATTTCTGCCGATAAATGGATGACCAGTTTTTCAAATTCTTTATTCACTATCCAGCCATTCTAGCGATTGATTTTTAAAAAACTAGTTGTTTGGGTCAACATAGTAAAAGTTTCCATCATCACCCTTAGCGTAGTCAACTTGGACATAAAGGGGAATTGGATTATCTGTATCGAAGTCATCACGTGTTCTGGCGTTGAGTGTTACGAACTTTATGGTTTTGCCAACATACATTTTTTCACCGTCGCGCGGTCCACCAATAAGGGTGACTTGTAATTTATTTTTTCCTGGGTAGTGGCCGGAATTTTTTTTGTTAGCCGAATTATCATTCATTTTATTTTTTATTATTTCCTTAATACGGTCCGATGCCTGGGCCGATGTTAAATCAAGTGTCCCGTCGTAACCAAGGGATTTTAGATAAGACAGCTGTTTTTCTGTGGCCATTTTTAAGGTGGGCGATTTTGTATTTGGGGAACTTGGCTGTTGCTTCATCTTCTGCCACGCCTTAGCTTTGTCCCAATTCATTTTTGTCATGATACTGTACCTATCGTATTGGTAACCAATCGTGCTGGAGGCGGGATTTGAACCCGCGTGTCACCTCTACGGTTTCTACACTTTATAAGAGTGAGCCGATACTCCAGCCATCGCTGTTTTAGTTGCTGTCGCCAGCGATGGCTATTCGGATGTGGTCTTGGACGTTCTGTTTGGCAAAACTTCCGCTGAGCTGTATGCGACCAATGTATTCGCCACCCTTAAAAAGGATTAGCGCCGGAATTGACCTAATCTCGTGGCGAGCACCCAGCTCGGGAAAATCATCAATGTTCACCTTGGCGAAGGATACTTCCTCTGCCATCTCCACGGACAGGTCCTCTATGGCTGGAGATAGTCGATGGCATGGCCCGCACCATGGTGCCCAGAAATCCACAATTACTGGGGTGCTAGCCGCGTTAATGAATTCATCATATGTGTCTTTTGTTAGCTCTACTGGCATGTCTTTCTCCTGGTTTGTCCTTGAATTCTACAGCTCTGGCCATACATAGGGCATTGATGGGTCCTCTGTCCAACCAAACTGACGGTAGTGGTCGGGGAGTTTGCGCAACAAGTTTGCCCTATGGGATGAGTGTACAGCCTCATCCCCCCACCACGCCGGCATGTTGTTTTCATCCGGTTCTCCATAAGCCAAAATCTTCTCGGTGCACGTGTCTTTGTATCCTCTGGAAATCCACTCGGTGCAGACAGCCAGTCCATAGGCAACTAAGCCAGATTCGTGTCCACGCCACATTTTTGCTGCCGGGTGATTCCTCCAGCCGAGTGACTCGTTTGATATTGCCCGCAGGAGCTGGAATGTCTCCACTCTTTGCTTGCCGAGCCTTTGCCTGTCAAGCACTATGGCTGATTCGCGGATATCTGGGTAGGGGACAAATGTCTGCATAGGCGTAAACCTTAGTCGTACTCACGCCCAGTTAGCAAATCGGCGACATGGTTGGACATGAGAAGAAATCCCCGCGCAGGATTTTCGCTGTTACCTAAATTTATTTTAGTGTTCTCGTTGAACAGTTTTTTATTGTGCCTTAGGTATCTCTTCAGTCGCATTGTGTCGACACACACAAATGCTCCGTACTCGGAAAAAACATATACCCACCATTTGGCGGTCGTGACGTTTATTCCGCTCTTCACCCATATGGGGTTTCCGTCCTCGTCAACCGCTGCCCGGGGGTTCTGGTCGGTCTCAACAACCATACGACCATTTCTGTATCTGTCGGTTTTCACTTCGAATGAACCATCAGATATGGCGTCGAGAAAATTTACGACGAGGTTTTCGCCAATATGACCGAATGCCAAATCGCTTGAAAATGAGCGGCCGGCGATATCAAAATTGCTTCTATTTTCCATGCGGTTACTGCGACCATCTATAGGTACATGTCGATTGGGTCAGACAGGCGTATTGTTGCCTCTATCTCACCCTTATCGTTGACGCCCAGGATTTCCATGTTCATTGACCTTATGATGGCATCAACAAGCCACTCATATGGCTCCATTGATGTGTTTTCATCATTTCCTGTTAGCTTTAAAATGCAGTCTAATAATATATCTGCAATTTTAAGACGTAGTTCTGGCTCGCTGAAATTCTGGGGGGACATGTTTGACATGCTACACCAGCTGGTGCTAATGTCTAATCCAACACGCAGGGAAATTAAGGAGAAAAGATGAACCTAGCGCCAACAACAATCATAGGCAATTTGACGTCAGACCCAGAGCTGACATTCACAACCGGCGGGCAGGCGAGGCTGACATTTGGCATCGCATCTAGCCACGTGTGGTATGACCAGGACAATGAGAAGCAGGACAAGACGAGCTACTTCAATGTTGTGGCATGGCGCTACCTCGCTGAGCACTCGGCCCGTTCGCTGGAAAAGGGAATTGCGGTCGTTGTTCACGGTCGACTCGAGCAGAGGTCGTACGAGGACAAGGACGGCGCGAAGAGAAGCATCGTCGAGCTCGTCGCCGATGAAATCGGTATCGCCACAAAGTCGATTGAAACGCTGGAGCGTAGAACGCGACAGGATGGAGCAGGTTCCCAGACAAGCGCAGGACCGCGACAGGCACAGCAGGGCCAGCAGCGTCGCACGAGGCCATCGACTTCGCCAGCGATGGCGGGCTCGGGCTCAGACAGGGAAGAGCCGTTCTGACCCGACAGAACCCCCTGGGAAGCCCGCTCCAGGTACCCTCCGTGGTACAGGGGGCGGGTTTTCTGCATTTACTGCCACAGTTTTTTAACCGACTACTGATGTTGTGTTCTTCAGTGGAACAAGATATAGTTTTGCCAACCTACCTCGAAGGGAGATACAAATGTCGGAATACAGCAAGCTGAAGGAAAAGGGGATGGGGCGAGGACGGCCTCGTCACACCGAAGAGCAGAGGGCAAAGGCAAAGGCCCTCAACGCAGTTCGCCAGGAGGCTCGCAGGAGGGCTCATCTGGTGCTCAAGAGCAGGTACGAAGAGGAATTCGCAGCCATCTGCGAACAGGAAATGAACACCCTGCTGACCGAGCAGAGTGACTCCTCGTCGCCCAAGAAGAAGGCAACCAGGAAGTCTTCCTAGTCTTCGATTTTTGGCGTGGTTGGCTCGTCGTTCGAACCTAACGGGCCAACCACGTCATCAAGGAGAGACTGAATCCACTTTTCCTTCTCCTCATCAGACATGGAGAAGTACTGGGGGTGAAGGGAGGCGACGATGCTATACGGATTCGTCTTGTTGTCCATCGTCTTTAGCTTTCTTTTTGTTCCTTCGCACGAGGTGTCCGAATATCGCCTGCATATCTAGCCTGTCGTTGCGTGAATTTTTCTGAAACACGGCATGGCCCTTGACTGCCTTTGCAAGGTTTGACAAATTCCCGTCTACGCCAATCATCGTCATCAGTAGTCCTCATCTTTCGTTCTTCGTGGTGAGCGCTTGATAAATTTCTTTTTACGTCCGTCGCCGTATGTTAGGTCAAGCCAGTCCTCAAAGTCTTCGTAGGCCCCCGGCGTAGAGCGCATGTATCGCTCGTACTCTTGGAGTAACTCTACATACTCGTCGTCATCTTCGTTAAAACGACTTGCTCCCATTGGAATGTGACTTTCTAGTTCTTTCTGGCTGAGCGACCAGCGCTCTCTGCTGCTTCTGTATTTGCAACAAACTGCTCACCACGGCGACTGCCGAGAATCTTCTTTTTATTTGTCGCACGCCTTTGGGCTGGCGTTAGTTTCGTCCATGCCTTGGCTGGCAAATACCGCCGTGTTCCACCTTTGCGAATGGCTGGCTTGCCGTCGCTTGTTGTCCATTTTTCCCGAGTCCATTTTTTCAGGGACCGTTGCGTCTTCTTTAAGCCACCCCTATACCCACCACCAGCTTTTTGGTATTCCGCCGCGAGGAGTTGTGCTTTTCTGGCTGACCACTGGCCCGGTTTTCCACCCTTAGAGCCAGCCATAATTCTGTTTTTAAGCCTCTCCCTAAGAGCTGGTTTTGTGTAATTTAAATTTGCGGCCTTAGCTAAAAAATCTGGGGCATCGGCGACAAACGAATTAATACTTTCCTCAACCCATGCCGGCGATTCATCAATGCTTTTATTCGTCCGTGTCATCTTTTTCTGTTCTCTCAGTAATGGCAATATCAAATTTTTTGCGCTCTTCTAGAGGCATTGAATTAACCCAGACATGGTCACGAACAAAACGTCTTATAGCGCGCCCACGTTCCGGTTGCTGTTTTGGAAATTTAAACATTCTTTCAACATCTTCAAATGTTTTAATTCCTGGAATATCTAATTTACGCCACTTAATCCAGTCGGCATTATCGTTACTATCGTCCAGTATTATCATAACTGTCCAACTATATTCCAATCATTGCGTGAAAGCACATCATTAATATTGGCAAAAATACGTCTTCCATCGGGGAACTCTACAAAACCAACTTTTATCTCATTATCGAACACATCCCGACGAGACTCTGTGTAATAAAGCTTTACTTCACCATTTCGTGCAATAAGTTTCATTTCTTATCCTTTCTCATGCCGGTAAGCTTTTCCCACACCTCACTAGCTTTCTGATAAAATTCTGGGTCTAGCGCGTTAAGAAATTGTTGTCCATCCTCCGCGTCCTGGCCAAACATGAGACCCAGCGCCGTCTCTAGGCCATAGAGGTCAATTTCGTCCATGGTAAATTCGTTATCTACTTGTTCTTTTTGATTTTTTTTCTTTTGCGGAATCATTTTTTGTTTTCTTTTTCTCTAGACGGTGAAATTATATGTTCACCAAAATTGTCCAACATCGCATCAAGCTCATCCCTATTTTCAGGTTGGGCGAAATACATTACAGCGGCATCCCTGAGTGACTGGTCATCAGCATAAAGCTCATCGGCCAACGCATATATTAAATTTCTTTTGCGAGAGTTAAGGGAAAATAGGGCAAATCTAATATCCCCTTTATCATTTTTCTGCTCCATATCCTACTCTCCTGATAGTCTTTGTTGTGGAATGTCCATAGATGTTAGGCTCATGCTTCCATCGCCAAGGGCCATGTTCTGGGCAAGCCAGTGGAATATCTGCCTCTGTCTCTCTCTAAACTCTTCTGGCTGTTGCGTTGGGGAAAATTCATTTGTCAGTGCGTAAATAAAATCTTGGTGCGTCACGTTATCTGGATTTCTGTAATAGCTTTGAATTAACATTTTAATGATTAATGCATCTGCTTCTGATTTTATGATATCCATTACTCCAAGCTGGTACTTGTTCAGCTCTCTTTCCATATTCTGAATTTGGTCATATGAAACTGGCGCCCTGAATCCAACGCGAGGCCAAACAACAGGGCCATCGTCAGCTGCCGCGACATTTACTTTTCTAAATCCAGCTTGACGCAGGAACATCCAGGCATGCCCATTGAATATTGTTGCCAGGCCGTTTCCTTTGTCAAAGGACTGATATCTGCCGGAATTTCTTTCATCCAGGTTTTCATCAGTTGTTAGCTCATCGCGTTTTTGTACCTTAAGAACATCATTTCTAACTATTCCATCATTAAATTGCAGTACTCTTCTGGAATATCCAACCAGTTCCGGCTCATTGCTATCTTTATCTAATACTGCTTTCTCGGCGAATATGTCGACCTTAACCGCAATATATGACCTCTTGGTGTCGTCCGGACCACCTATTTCTATATCGGTGATGCGCGTAAAGTATTTTTTACCATCTTTACCAACAATATTATCGATTTCAAAAACAGCGCGGACCCAGTCATCCAGCTCCTCACGCAAAAATTCATCACTGGCGTGAGCATTAGCTAATTCTTGTAGTCGTTTCAAATTAATAGATTCAAACCTGGGCTGCCCATCTGGATATCGAGACGACATATAGTTGTCAACGATTCTTTGCCTCCGCAGATTTCCCTGCGTTATTCTGTCCGCCAGTTCTCTTACCGCTTTTTGCGTGAGCTCTGTTTGCAGTGGAGAGAACGTTCTTTCTAGTCCTATATCCCTTGCCTCGGCGATAATGTTTCGCAGCGCGCTCAAGTGTGTCGGATTATTAACTTCGTTGAGTCGAGACTCTATAGCAATGGCAAGTTGCTCTGCCTGCGCAATGAAGCTACGTGTTTCCCTGATGTCCTGTTTTAGACCAGAGTTTTTTCGAGCGAGTATTAAAAATTCAGCGAGAGCCTCTCTTACTGGGCGCGCTAGCCCCAAACCCGATAAGGGGCGACGTACTTTGTCGTCCGGCGTCTCCGGCTTAATTTCGGAAAGCGCTGAACTTTGTATTAATTCTAATAGATTTGGCGAAAATGCCTCAGCCGAATAATCAGCAAATTGCCCCACTGACCAAGACAAAGATTTTGACCTTTGTCCAAGATTTTTTTCTCTCGATATTGCTTCGTCTATTATTAACCTGAGTTCTGCGCCGAGTGACTCGACTGACATTTGATTCAATTTATCAGGGGTCAGTTCAGCCATTTTTCGCCCTAGTTCAACAGCTTTCTCCTCTTCTTCTTTTCGCAATTGTGCTAGTAACGGTGAAATTGCGCGATTAAATTTCTCAGATAGTGGCCCGCGCAGTTCTTGCGGCACATCCTCCATGGCTTGGTCCATTAGCCCACGTACTTCTTCATCCGTGTACGTTCCCCAGCCCATATACTTTGGTCCGCTTCCGCCGGATGACAGCCTGTCATTGGCTCCCGATGCCCGTGCCCGTCTTTGCGCTCTACGGGCTTCTTTGGCTTTGCGGGCTAACCTGGCTTCACGCCGTGCCTGCTTTTCACGTTCTCTCTGAAGCTTAAGTTCACGCTCCTCACGCCGTTTTTGTAAAGCGCGACGAACCTTGTCACGCCTTTCCTCTGCTTCGACCCTGTCAAGGACAAAATCTGCAGTTGGGTCACCAACACCGCCAAGTTCTGAAATTCTTCGAGCTCTTCTCGCCCTACTTCTTGGGTCTCGCGGGCCGATAGCTTCGTCGTAAATTTCGTCGTCCTGGTCCTCAAATGTGATTCTTCCATCCCCGGGCATGTCGCCGTTATTTCCAGAAGAAAGGCGTGCATCATCATCCCCAGGGAAATACCCGAATTCCATAAGGTCATCGCCGGGCCACAAAACATCTTTTGCCTTAACACGCTTCGTTACAACCTTAAAGCTTTCATCATCAAGGTACTGCTCTGCATACCCACGACTCAGGGTCACCCAGTCTCCACTGTTAATAGAATCACTAGTAGTTGCCCTATATATTGTTATTTCTGCTTCAGGGTTGCCCTTGGCGCTTCTTATTTGCTGGACAGTCTCACGGAAGAATTGCTCACGACTGAATCCGCTGTACTGGCTTGGATTGTCATAGACGTCTTGGCTTACAACCATTTGGTCAAGGTCGTGTACGCCATAGCCGTCTTCGCTTGGTCTATGTGCTGTCCAGTACTGCTGTCCCTCTTCATCTCTTCCAGAAGACAGGCGCATTGTGCTTCTTCTACCGCTAGACAGTCTTCGTGTTACCGGCTTTAGTCTTACCAGCGGAACTTCCGTCTGACCTCCGCTCCCGTTGATGTAGTGTGTTCCAACAGAAACAATTTCAAAATCGCCCCTGATTAAGTATTCACTTTCATCTATTGGTGAAAAATGGTGCACTGGGAATGCGTTTGTATCGGTGATTTCAAACATAATCCCGCTGGCATATGAGAGACCCGGGTCTCGCGCATATTCAGATGCAGAATATTTTGAAGCGCTTGTAGCGGCGAGAGGGAATTCTATTGTTTTTGTTTCACCGTTTAATATTTTTGCTCTAGTATTTTCGTCAAGCCTCATCCCCCTGTACAGCGGGTCACGCGGTATTGGGCTTGAGTCAACAAGGTCAACTAGCGCACTGGCGAAAGAACCGTCACGACGTCCTTCTGAAATCTCGTCACGTATTGAATATGTAATATCGTCGGCCCCAGCGGCCCACATGTCGACAGCGTCACGGGCTGTTACGCCAAACATCGCCTCAAGTTCATCGAGCCTTTGTTGGCGTATCTCTTCATCCATCCACCCGCTACCATCATTGTCCATGTCCGAAATCATGGACTTTAGGGGGCCGTATGGCGCATTACCACCGGATGACAGTCGTGATGCCCTGTCTTTTCTTGCCTTAATAGCGCGTGCTAGCTCTTGTTCATAAAGCTCTTTACCAGAAGGCTGTCCCTCTCTTATTTCGTCAAAGAAAATGAGCTTGCTCTCATCGTGTATTAATGCGCGTAGCAGGGCTTCATACGGCGTTGTTTCTGGCTCGTCTTCCGGTATGAGCACATCCATGGGTGTATTACCCAAATCTTCAGCAAAACGCTCAGCCCAAGGGCGAGTCATTGTGGGGTTGAAAAGTTCAACATATTCTGGTGAAAGGAATGGTTTGATGCCATAGTATTCGGGTTGTGATTTCCCGATTTCTAGGGACCCCCATCCGAACACAACCTCCGTGCCGGTTGCATCTAGAATCTCGTCACGTGTTCGTGCCGCATCAATCCACAGATTTATATTGGATGGGTGGTCCGGATTGGGGGTATTGTTTCTAGGTGGTCCGGAACCTCTTCTTAGTTGGGCAATATCATCCACCACAATGGCCCGAACTTCACTGGGAACAAAAGTGCCCAAGGTTAAGGTTTCAAAATATTTCTGGGAGTCATTTCTGTCAACCTCCCATGCCCCGGACAGAGATGACCGAGGCTCTCCAGTTACATATGAATACATCATTCCGGCTATGTCGCCAACCGCGCCGGCCATTATTCCGATATCGTCAATATTGACGCCAATCATTCCCCTGCCGTTAGACGCCAGTGAATCGCCATTAAATATCTTTGTTCGGGGGCGAACGCTGTCCTTCAACACTAAATGGTTCAAACCGTACGACGACACATGGCTAAATCTTATGGAGTCATAGACCAGCGGAAAATCGTACATTGATTCAACGCCCGGACCATAAAGACGCTGTAATCTCCTATTTCGTTCTACAACTATGTCCTTTGGCAGTGAATGTCCCGATATTGGTCGCAATGCCGTTATTGCGGGGTCTTCATCGTTTTCTGTAGTACCTGGCCTCCATTGAAATTCACTTTGTACCCCTAGCCACGGGAAACCAAAATTTGCCTCTACTTTTCGTCTTGCATTTATTGCGTTAGTCGGGTTTTCGTATAGACCGCCGGTTGTCCCCCTAATCTCATCTTCCGCCCTCCCCTTCAAATCGTGTATAGTCGTACCCCCCTCCCCCCTGAGTATTCTCCCAACTTTGTGTGTATGCACTATCGGGGAGCTCAATCCCTGTTCATGGTGGAATATTGCTTGCTCAACCAATTTCCCCAACTCTTCGTCAGACATTTCAGGTATGCGTTGAAGCGTTTCAATAAAATCATCTATCTTTTTTACTTTATCTATATCGCCGTCTATCTCGGCGATTTCTTTTTCAATAGCAAGCCTCCACCTCGTAGGAAGCCCAACCCTGCTCAGAAAACCCTTGAATAAATCGCCGAATTGTTTAGAATTTTTCATTCCTGGCGTTGAGTCCATATTTCTGGTCAAAATAGACCTTAACTCACCCCAATGTCTTAGTGGGTTCATTTCCATCCACTGTTTGATTGATTGTGTTATTACTGGATGTCGTTCAGTTCGATTAAATTCCCCAGCTGCAAATCTATTACGCAAATATTTTACTTGTCCTGAAACCATTGCTGCGCGTTGTTCTGGGCCGACATTCTGGTTTTTTTCTTTCCATTTAATGCCAAGGCGTTCTGCTTCTTGGTCAATACGCTTGTTATTTTCTTCTGGGGTCAAACCACTGGAAAGCATTGGACCGGAAATGTCATTCTTGCTACCGGAACTTAGTCTTGGGCGTGCTTCTCTATCAGTCTCAATCGACTCCAATATCCAGCCAAGATACTCATCACGTATTTCCGGTTTATCTGTTGGCACACGCAGTGCTGCTATCGGTTCATGCACGCCAAATAGCTGATATTCATTGTTGATGTTATTAACTTGCGCTGTCCGCCTGAGACGTGCCGCCGTTTCTCCAAGCTTCACCCTGAATATATAAATTCCGCCCGTTTCACCCGTTTCCCATCTATCGCTAAGAGAGCCTATGTCTTCTGTCGATGAACGTTCACGGTTTTCATATCTACCCAAATAGCTCCGCGCATCAACATTTTGGGAAAGAGTATCAAGAGCCGAGTATGAACTAAAAAATTGGTCATTGTATTGTTCTAACAATTTTGCAACCGGTTCTGTTTCTGCAAGAGCAGCATCGTCTCGCGCAAGGCCCATCTTTAGCCTGCGTATCAACTCATCCCTAGTAAGGCCCATTGCCTGTAGGTCTGATTCATCGGGCCATGGCCGACCTGCCTGGTCTTTTTCAAATCTGGTTCTGTCTTTTCCGGCTACATTTATATATTTTTCCCCTTCGACATTAATTGCCAAAACAAGTTTGTCTAGATTTTGGGGAGCATCTCTCCATGTTTTGTCTAGGGGATTATCTGCCGGGTCAATCATTTCTCCGGCTTCTAGTTGTTCTATCGCCCGTGCCGCGATTGCTCGACGGGATAACAGCGGCCATCTCTCCTGTCTAAATGTTGCTGCGAACATCCGATTCAGTTGGAAACTGTCGTCTACCTGTGGTGCATTATCGGCTCTCCTGCCCATGATGAAGGATGGGTCCAAAACTCCACCCCTGAGGCTTGACGCGCCAAAGTGAACAACATACATGTATCCGTCATCATCTGGACCAGTTATTGGAATAAGGTTATTAGCAATTGAATCACGCGCGGCTCGTCGTGCAGACTCATATCTATTCACCTCATCACGACTGTTATCTCGTAGGGGTGGTATTGAATTTATTGGTTCAAGCAGCTCCTCTACGCGCTTGCGCCACCTTGTTCGTGTCGTGTCGTCGACATCTGTAAGGATTTTCATTTCTGCGCCAGATGAAAGTCTGTATGAGCCGTCGAGCGACTCGCCGGTAGAGCCAGGTTGATTTTGCTCTTTTATGCGGAGTCGTTCACGAATCTGACCCAATAGCGGTGATGTCGCTAGGGTTTGCAGCGCATTTCCGCCATTTGCCCGGTTTTCATATTCCGCAATTATTGATGACGTGTCTTCATTTGTGAGGCTCATTTCCCTGGCAAGCCATTCAATATGCTCCTTGAACAATTCACGAACCTGAGGTCCGTCTCTTCCTGTAGACTGAAGAATAAGATGAGCAAAAATTTCCGCTTCTAGTTCCGCCCTGTTTGTTGCTGCGTATTGTGTTAGTGAGTATGCGAGCTCACTCTCGTCACGCGATAACATCTTGCCGGCGAATCGCATTCTTCTCATTGTTTCCGCAAGTGTGTCAGATGACTCAAATGACCTGTTCATCACTGCTTGCGCTACAATCTGCTTCAGTGCGTCCGCACCGCGCTGTGCTGCTGAAGATGCCGGGTGTTGTGTTTGGCTTTCATTTGGTTGTGAATACTGCAGTGCCCTAGACATGGCGCCAAATGCATGCCCTAGCTCATGGGCAATTAAGTAATCACCATCAAGTGTTTCAAAGTCTGAAGCATTCTGCTCCGCTTCTGGTGCGAAATGTATTCTGTCGAGCAGTATCAGTCCAGTTTGGTTAGAGAAATATCCGGCAGCGCCAGCCCATTTATCGGTATCGGGGTTGGTGTATTTATCTTTGTCGGCACGATGTGTTACGAATATCGGTGGTGCATCAAACAGTTTCACCATCATCCGCAGAATTGGAGATTCCTCAAGCAGTTTTTCAAGTTTTTCTCGTGCGACCTTTTGTGCATCCCAGTCGATATCTGCGATGAGAAGACCGCCAGCCGTGGCGGAAATATGCTGTTCGCGTGTACCATCAAATGGGTATATTTCAAGGTATGGATTCGATGCAAGGACTGCATCTGTCTCGTCATCGTTTGTCGGTATTATTCTTCCAGCTGCTGCCTTGATGTCTCTGTCTACAATGTCTGTATCGCGACGGGGTTGGACCGACTGAAGGTCCCGTATTGCATTTTTTTGCATTTGGGCCACAAGCGCACGCCCGGCCACTGCGCGTTTTTGTCTAGTCATATAGACAGATAGAAGAGCCTGCCGTTCATCTGACGTGACGTTGGGGTCATTAAAGAATTCCTGAATTTTCTTCTCATCTATAGCTATCTTGAAGATTTCATTCCATCTTTCATCGCTGATACTTTCTGGGTATGTTGAACCACCAGACGACAGCCTCCGCCCAGAAACTTCCTGCTTGCGCATGTTTACATAGTCTCTATTGAGCGTCTCACCATTATCAATCAATGTATTGCTACGTCTAATAATTGGGACACCAAGTCGCTGTTCTATTTGCCTTAATTCCTCATCGCTTATCTTGTATGCCCATGGAATATCATTAAACAGTACGTAATCAATGTCGTCAACTGTTAGTGTTCTTTGTCCCGGAGACTCTGCGTGGATTTGTGCCTCATCATAAAGGTCAATGTTCATGTATTCATCGTCTGGCCTCATTACCTCTAGTCTTTCTCCCTGTAGCCAGAGCGATGCACGTGATGGGCTATTTACGGCAGAGGTACTGCCGGCCAATGACAGAGAATCGCCCTGTACAAAAGTTGAGCGCGAGGCAACATCTTGATTTAAAAAGACAACGAAATCACCATACTGTTCTCCATGGGATAGAAATGCATCGTCTATTCCGGAGAACGCAACGAGGCCATATATCGGACGTGATTCGGGTTTTATTTCGGGATGATAACCAAATAGTGCTGCCTCTGACCGCTGTCGTCCCTCTGGGTCAAAAAGACCAGCGCTTGTAGATGTCTCAAATTGTGACTTAATTACTCCATCTTCAGCCACGGACCGAAGTGCCACTGGCCCCATTCGCACTGCAATCGATGGAGGTGCTCCTGGGTTATTTCTTCGGATGTTTCGGCTTAATTCATCTAGTTGCTCAGAAATGTAATTATCTATTTTAGATTCATCATCATCGAATTTACGACGAAGGAAGAGCGCTTTTGACAAGAATGGTATTGCCCGCACTAATACTGATTCTGCCAGTAATTGAAGAGTGTACTGGTTCTGTGGTTTTGCTAAATCCGGTTCAATTTCTATCAACCTAGAAATCATCCGTGCGATAAGTACCCCGTACTCGGCCGTTGGCTTTGGCAGTGATGATGTTTGTGGCCAATATTTGCCACTCTCTATCTCAAAGCTCAGGATACCAAGCTCTCCATATTCTTCTTCGATATTGTCCACCATTTCTAGCGATGAATCCGATGACACGTATTTATCGATGTATTCAGCAATTATTTGCGCTAATTTGTCATCCATTGTTTCTGGCAATAGCCACGATATGGGCCGTCCAGTTTGTTGTGCTGTTCTTAGGTCGTCAGTTGGGTCCAGTTTGGAAATTGGTTCTGGCGTTGAGTGGGCAACAACTCTTTGCAAAACAGGGTTCTTGATGTGTTTTGCCATGACATTAACTCGACCGCTAGAGAAACGCTCTGCATCGTCGATGTTAATTATTTTTCCAGTTTTATCAATGGTAAATAGTGGCCTACTTCTTTCAGTGATTTGCCCAGACTGAGAGCCAGTATCAATAGCCATTATTCGACGCGCCTGATTACGCGCAGTCTCTATAGATATCTTAATGCTGTCTATTTTTTCAATAGCAACGCCATTAGATGATATGTTTCCATCTTTTTGCAGTTCACGTAATAGTTTTTCTGTCCGGGTAATTGATGCCAATATCGGCCTGATATTGTTTTTTGTTCTTTCAATTGATGCACGTACAGATTCTGGCATTTCTTCGCCAGTAGGCAATTCGGCCATCATCTCTTCAGATGACAGCATAAAATCAACCACACGGAACAATCCATGCTCTGCTTCCGTCGTTCGCCAGGATATATTTTGTTCGGTTATGTCATCTTCCGACGAAAGTCCTTCGAGCATGCTCTCAGCAAAAAACGCATCTGTGAGAATTTCAATTATTGTTGCTTCCTGGTTTCCGCGTGGGTCAAACAAGGAGATATATTCGCTGTCATCTAGTTCATCTTGAGATGGGCTTTCAAGACTTGCAACGGCATCCGAAAAATTTCCGTAAGTGGTTGGACTAAACTCTGCGACGACCTGCATATTCTCCTCTGACCACCCTGGTGGCCAAACAAGAATTTGTCTCTCTTTTCCTAGAACAATTACTTCATCTTCATCAAAACAGCCAGCGCCAGTGAGCGGAATTGAGAAAATGTCTTCAACTGGAACCTCTGCTACTATCACATTTCCGCTATTTACATCAGAGAAAGAGCTGGCGTCAGTTACGTTCGTAGACCATGAAGACATTGGTCTTGTATACCCAGGTGTGATAGCTGCAAAATCAACATCAGTCTCCGGCGAAGAGTGGCCGCCGCTACCCCTAAACAGGCGCACATGTGTTATTCCCTTGTCAGCAAAGTATTTTTGTGTTGCAAGATATTGTGCACGAAGTATTGGCTTCAATATATTAGTCATGAACACTTCGTCATCGTTTAGTCCGTCAGACTGAAGCGGACTATCTGGAGCAAAAGGCATCGCCTCGCCCCTGCGTGAGTTCCAGCCAATAGCATCAGTCAGACCAAAAAGCTCCCTAGCGGCGTGTTGTATTTCAAGAGAAAATGGGTTCGTGCTATTTGCCGTATTCGCCCACTGCTTGACCACTGCGGAAACAAGCGATGTGGCAATTGCTTCTTGCCCCTTCTGGCTATTGGCAACAATTATTCCATCGGGGGAAGTTGTATATATCAGACCAGAGGTTCGTGCGTTGTTCCAGAAAAGATTTCCGTTAGGCGCAAACGTATTATGTTTGTCGGTTATGTCGTCTATGAGTTTTTTAATTTCTTCATGCTCTGGCCCGGTTATAATTCCATTATTTAGCAAATAATTCATTGCCACTATGGCATCTTGCGTCTCCATATCGTCTGTGCCTGGAAGTGCAAATTCTCCAGCAGATGTTGCCCCCATCAATCTCGATACAATTCGGTGCTCGATGTTTTGTTTAATATATTGAGTGAACAGCTCCTTGACTTCTGGCGTATCAACCGTTTCTTTTGTCAATCTTGAAACCACCCTCATATCACTGGTGCTGGCAATCATGCCGCCAATGACGTGGGTGGTTGAATCAACCGGATTTCCATGCTGATTCAAAACCCTTACCTTGAATCCGTCTAGTGTCGCCGAATCACCAACTGGATTATCTTTTTCTGACACATCAACTATTGCCAGGATTGTTCTTGGGCTTCCGTCTTCATTTGTAATTTGTTTGCCGTCATGGTACGCAGGCATTTCAACTATGAATCGTGAAGATATGCTTCGCTGGTCCGATGATTTTTCTCTGGCAATTTTCTGTGACTGAGATACATTCTGTGCAAAATTATTTAGGAATGTATTTAGTTCGTTTGCTACCACCCTCTTGAATTCACCGTCGCGCGTGTTGATGCGCTGCCTTATCTTTTGTTCGGACTGCTCATCAGGTGCGTCATCCAGAAGTTTATATAGGTCTTCAACTTCAGCAAATAGGGAATCAGATAGCCGTCTTATGGATTGGCTATTTGTAAGCTCATCAAGGGACATATCCGACATTCCGTCGGTTATGGCACTCCATACGGAGGAAAGTGACTCAAGCCGTCTAATCGAAGAATCTATTGGCAATATCTCATCATCATTTATTAATATAAATCTCTGGCCTTCTGATGTGGGGGTATCAACATCTGTCGGTAGGTCAACCAGGAATCTAAACAATTGCCGTAGGCCGAGTGTCCCCTCTGTGCCGCTATCGAATCTGGAAGAATTCATATTTTTCATTAACATGTCGCGGAGTTCTTGAATGTTTAACTCCCCCCGGCCCAGTATGGTCAGCGCTACATTTTTTGCCACTGTTGACTTCAGTGCGCGTGCAATTTCGTTTTCGCCCAGTTCATTTCTTGACATGCCGGTTATGTTTTGGGCAATTTCTATGGCATCGTCGGTTATTTGTTTCTTAGTTTCATCGTAATGACGACTTCTAGTGGGGCGCTTTGGTGTTCTACGTGGGGAACGTACGTACACAACGCCATCTTCGCTGTCAACGTACTGGGACTCAAGTTTTGTTATTTCAGTTTCGCCACTTGACAGTCTTCTGAATGTCCCATCACGCTCATCTGCGATGCGGAGTCTGTCCTTGCCATATGTATCTTCATGCAGTTTCCTTAAAACTGATGGCAGTCCAAGTTTCCTATGTTCACGGCGAGATGATATTTCTGTCAGTTCATTTGTATTATTGTCCAGTTTTCTTGTTCTCATCTTTGATACTGGCTCAATATCTGAATTTATCAACCGCGAGATTATGTTCGCCACAGAACGCTGAGCGGGTGACTTCCCAAATTCTGCACGCTGAAGCATTTCATCTCTAGCTGACGAGAAATCAGCATGGGTAAATACGCCGATATACTCATCACTTTGCGCTACGACCCAATAGTCCCCAGAACCATCGCCCGGACCATTTATCGGGCGTATCCTCATAAATCCGTCAGTTATTCTGTTTCCGGATTCATCAGTAGCACCACCATAAACATCGCCAATTATGCTAAATCGCGCCGAGCCAGTCCTAAGTTTATTGTTATCAAGGAATGTATTAATAGAATCAATATCGTCTATCGATGCGTCGGAAACTCTCATCATGCTGTTTCCGCCGGCCATAATATAACCGTCCCTATTAAGGCGACCGCCCTTTTCGCCTGACCATAGCTTGTCGAGGTCAATTGCAAATGTTTGATTTTGCCGTCTCGCAATTTTGTCGGCATTATTGCGTACGGCATTTGTCGCTTCAATAACATCAGCAATGTCAACATCAATACGACCATCCGAAACAGTTAGTCCTATTGTGCTTTCGGCCCCCTCATAGTCTTGAAGAAGTACTGCAGGACCATGCATGTCGAGCCAATTCTTTATTTTTCTTGATGCCAACTTGCGCGATTCATAGCTGCTCGTATCTAATTCGGAGCGCATTCCCATGCCATTTCTAAATATGGCGATACCAGAACGGACAAACTTTCCACTATTGGACTCATATGGGCCGTCCAGTTCGTTGATGCCACCGATAATTGCGTCAAATGTGGAGGAACGGTCGTTGTCTGCTGTTTGCCTTACACGCATTGAACGTGATAATTTTGCTGTTTCCAGGTCTGTGTATTTTTGTTTTGCCCCCGACGACAGTCTTTCGGTTATGGGTTTCAGGGCAACAATTTTGTCCCCCTGTTGTTCAACCTGCTCAATTTGAACGACCATGACTTTGCCGTCAACATCTTCTAATGCCCTATCCGTGGACATCAGGCCAAATTGTTCCGCTGGTTCGTATTTGCGCGATACAATCCTGAACTTTCCACCAACTAGGCGCTCATCTGCATTTCTGATGTGGAATTGCGCTAGTGGTGTGTCTCGCGGAATCACCGAATTCGGACCATCACCACGCCACGATACTGGTATATTTCTCCCAACAACCTCAAGGACGACAGGCATTGAGCCAAGGGGAATCGTTTCGTTCGGGTGTGATAATCTGCCGGTTGCAAATTGGGCTGCAAGATTTTTTTTGCCCGTTGACGTGGAAAGCGGAATGTCTAATTCGTCACCAATATCTCCAAACAGGATTGGAGATGACGCATCCCTGCTTGAGTAATCTATATATAGGCCCCTCCATGTCTTCGTAACTGGTGCCGTATCGCGAAGCTCTTTAAATATGTGGGCGACTGCAGAGTTTTGTATTGAACGCAATCTTTTAATTGCTTGACTGTTCGACTCAGTAATTGTTCTTGATACTGGTGAGACTTCTGGTCTAAAGGGGTTGCCAGAGTATCCCCACTCTATATTGTTTTCGGTTAAAAACTTCCACTTTCCATCTGCTCCGTCAAGTGATGGAATATCAACCAAACGTATGGCCTCTTCGACCGTATCTGGTTCGTCAGCAAAAGAACCGAACATCTCCCTGTAAATGTCCATCTCTAGGCGTCCATTTACTATGTCGTCGTACACAAAATTGATAGCGTTTGCAGTCTGTCGTGAAACCGTATAGTCCCTGGGGAATCCTTCCCGTCCGCCCCATCGTTGTACGTTTGAGCGAACTCGACGCATTTCGCGTTGTTCTGCATCCGACTTAAAAATACCCATTAGCCTCTGAAGGCGCGGAATATCAGCGGCATCTTTATCTGATTCTGGACGTATCAATACGCGCCCTGATGAAAGTTTTCTCATTGTCGGAGTTTCATCCCGCTTGAGAACTACATTTGGTGTTACAACGCCATGATTTCTATGAGCACGTATCGCCCTCGCAAATAGGGCTGGCATGATTTTTGTAACCCTTTTTCCGTCAGTTCCAGCCGACAGTTCGGCAGTAATGCCATTTGAAATACCAATCAACGGCGCATGTGAGCCAGCTATTTGCAGTTCATCCCCCGGACCAAGACTGGCTGTTATTTCAGTTTCCGCTTTTCCTGCAAAAAGATAAAGAGTTCCTCTACTGGCTGCTCTAGTTTGCCATGCTTCAGCCATGTGCCTGCCGGCTGGTGAGTTTATAAACCTACGACCATCGACGTCTCCGCGGCCAGAACGAATTTCCTCCGTGATGTCTTCTGGCAGGTCTTTCCATGCATATCGGCCAAAATAGCCAAGTGTCTGCATCCCAACCGTATTTGCTGCACTGTATGCGCTAAGAAATTGATTTCCAGACGATTCGATTGTTTGTTGAAGCTCTGTCAATTTCTCTAGTTCCGGCTTAAGTCGGGAAGACATATGTGATTCCATCCCTTCGACAACGGAATCCCTATCCACGCTTTCCGGAATATCTATTATGAACGAACCACTGTCTGTATTTATCGGTGAAGTTAACCAGGGTATTTGATAGTCACCGTTAACAAGGGCCGGAACGATAATATCCCTGGTTTGTCGTGTTACTTCTATTTTTCCCGACTGCCTCGCAGAAATAATGGCTTGCGACAATGTCGATACTTCGTTTCGAGCCCTATTAACCCTGTCCCCGAGCTTGGCAACCATCATGTCGTTCAGCCCACGTGTGTTGCCCTCCATGCCGGAACGACCAACTGTCATTTCTGGACGAGATACACCGCCCTGCAGGTATTGGTGGCCAGCGTGTGTTGCGTACGCAATTCCATTCTCTGCGCCGACAGAAGGAAAGAGCTCAAATAATTTTTGGCGGGCTATTTCACGTTCTGTGCTTGGAGTTTGTGAATATGCTTTTTCGTGGAGCAAGCGTATTTCGTTCGACTCAGCCAAGAGCTCCGCATATTCCTCGTCCGTAATATCTTCAATGTCTATTGTTCCCTGCTCTAACCTCATTCGCTTCGAGTGGGCAACGAATTTCTTTCTTGTAACCTCCGCTTCAAGAATGGATACTTTTTCCCGCATCTGCCGCTCCAGCCCTTTTAGACGCTCTGGCTCCATTGCGGCGAGCTCTTCCTTTGATGCATTCCGCGGCACAGTGTCGGTGTGAATTATTACCTTACCTGTCTGCCAATTAACCGATTCGTACGCAGATTCAAACGATGGCGATACATTGTGCTTTGCACCCATCCAGTTTCCTGTCGACTCATATTCTGCGACTGCGGCCTTAAGCCTTGTGAGGTACTCTAAATCTTCCTTATACTCCCTGTCCTCCTGTATTTCGTCAGGAACAGAAATTGCACCCCATGGGCGGGAAGCTCCGGAAGATAGTCTCCTTGTAGCGAGCTGGTCAAGATACTCGCTTCTGCTTATTCCGTTTATTTTTCCTGTTGTAAGACCAGTGATTGATATCTCTTTGGAATTTTGGTCGACTATGAGGGCTTCGGTCGGAGCACCAAGTAGAACAACTTCGTCTTCGAAGAGTGTTCCTATTCCTGTAAATGGCGTCGAAAAAACTTGTTCAACCGGTACATAGGAGAATAAGAATCTTGGTGAGTACCGTTCACTTGAACCAATACCGGTGAAACTTGTTGCAACATTTGGGTTCACCGTCCATGATGAAAGAGGACGCATAACTATTTCTTCTGCGCGTATCGATTCGTTTAATAGGGCAGGTACTGGGTTGTATCTGTCCCCAACATACATTCCCCTCCAGACCGGTACGTGCGTAATTCCCTTATCTGCAAAATACTGCTGTGTTGCCATATATATGGACTCTACAAACAGCGAAAGAAGGCGTTCCTCTGATGGGCTCGGCGTCTTGGCCCCATCAATTTCATATGTGTTGGCTTTTGCTATTGCATCCTTATCGGTAATGAATTTGCCATCAATAAACCCGGCAGCGCTATTTAGGCCAAACATGCGGCGTGCCGTATTTTGTACTGCATTAGAAAATGGGTTTGTTGACGAACTGGCCCATCCGCTTATCATTATCCCAACAACTGATTCCCCTATGACCCGCTCTAGTTCTTTCTCGCTTAACCCCTTAAGGCTAATCCCATCATCCCCATCAAACATTTGTTGATATGCGAGTTCATCACCCTTTGTAAATGTGTCGCCTGAAACCTCTACAACTTTTCCATCTTTGTCGGCGACAATGAAAATAAAACGTTTCCCTGGGAAAATTTTTGTGCGCTCCAACAGTGATGGGTCAGCCATTATCTTGCGCATTTTTTGCGCCCAGTTTCTTGGTGCTATTTCTGAAAAAATAGCATTATCGGCACTGGACATAGCATCTAAAAATTCAGACGTTTTCATTCCCATTGATGCATATATATTGCGTGCAACCACCGCCTTTGCCGCAGCCCTATCTTCGTCTGATACAAGCCTGAATTTTGATAAATCACCGTTCGAAAACCGTGTGCTTCTTACCGGACTAAATATTTGCCCATCATGCATTTGTCTGATTAGTGCAGTGTCTCGCGAGAATTCAAACACCATTTGTTCTGAAAGTGGCTCTGGTGTCGGAGTGATTATCCTGCGTGATGCATCGCGTATTAATTCCGCATCATTCGGAAAATCAAGCACATCGTCTTCAATTTCATCTTTGCTTGCTAATCCAGTTGTGAATCCGCGAACCATGCCGCCGTGAGACATTTTTCGCGCTGGTTCTCTAGAAATTGTTCCAGCACGCTGGCCAGACGACAAACGACTTAATGCGTTGTCAACAACAATTCTGTCCATTTCCATGTTAAGTGATTCTTGCGACAGTGCTGAACTAAGTCCAGAAATTGCCGAATCGTACATTGCCTTAGAAAGTGGGAATGCCCCTGGTTTATATTCATTATTTTCGGAAAACCTCTGTACAACGGCAAGTGTTGGTTTACCTAATAAAACTATTTCATCTTCTGCAAAGCATCCGAACCCTGTCAGCGGATTAGCTAAAATTTGCTCAACTGGAACATAGGCCATCACCACAACGCCGTCTTCGTATAACCTACCTCTACCAGCTGTAAACCTTTCCGCTATTCCCCTGGTTGTCGCCCATGATGAAAGCGGTCTCATTGCGACCACATCAACGCCAGACTTCACTGTGTTGTTCTCTACCGGAACAGTGTACCCACGGTATACGGGAACATGTGTTATCCCTTTTGACTTATAGTACTGCTGGGTTGATTCATACATTGAGGTAAGCAAATCTCTGACAAAACCGCTTTTACCAGAGTCAAGTACAGCAGTCCCATCGGCAGAAGCTACGCTAGTAGCGTTTTCGCTAGTATCGCCGATGAAAGTGCGATGCGCAGGTCTATCGCTTACCTTTGATTGTCCCCATCGCCACCCTACGGCATCTTCTAGACCAAAAAGCTTGCGCGCCTCATGTTGCATTTGAAGCATGGCGGCATTCGCGTCATTAGAGGAAATAGCCCATAGATGAACTATATCTGAAACTATGGCAGATTTAAGTTCTGCCTGGCCAGTGGGAGACTTTGCTGTATGATATCCAACTTCAGCGAATCCATGACGGTTTCTACCTACCGCAACCCCTCCGCCAAGGTATATTTGCTTTACTGAATCGACTGCAAGTTTTGCTAAATTTGATGTTGAAACTTCATTGAAACTAAACGTGTATTTACCTACGTTGTCCTGTATTGCCTGTATATCGGCTACGGTAAATGTTTTTACATCAATTTGTTGGCCCGGATATTCACCCCATACGGAAATTGTGTGCTGCTTGGATTCCGCGGTATCGTTTTGTGACGTTAGGAATGCATGCATTTGTTCCGATACGCGCATCCATATGTTGCGAGACGGAACATATACGCCGAAAAATGACGCCTTACTGCTGGGTTTTTCCCCGTTTGCTGACTGCTCCTTATTTACTGCATCGGCCTCGACGTTATCCAAGAAAACTCTGATATTGTCCATCATTTGTGCCGACATCGAGACTTTTAATGACTCACGCACAACATCTGGAAGATTGCGGGTTGATGGTGACTTCGAAATTGCCTGTTCTACTTCATTTTCTATATCGTTGTGAATTGCATTTAATACCAGCCCCCTCCCCATCGCGGTGTCAAGGCGATTTGCTCGGCCGTCAAAATAATCCGTTAGGTGTTTATCTAACACCCTGTTAATTCCCTCAAGCGTCGAATCTGATACTAAGAACGCTTCACGGATTGGGCTAGGAACGTTATCTCCATTTTCAAGAATTCTTATATACCCCTCTTTGGTAACGAAAAATACTACTCCCGAAGGTGTTTCATAGAATCGTGATTCCCCATATTGACCACTAGCTATTTCGAGGCCATTTTTGAGCCTGACTGATGTTCCGTTTTTTTTCCAGTCGGGGTTAGCATCAAAAGCTCTTTGCGCCTCAATAATTGTCCTTGCATCCTCGACGCTTGAAAGTGTGCTTTCGGAAATTATTTGATTATTACTATCCCTTATGTATCCAAGCGAAGACAATTGATATCCGCGAAGAGCATTAAATGTAGGGCCGTCAAAACTGAGCGAAACTAGGCCCAATGGGTCATTTTCTTTCGTCTCAAGTATGTCGATTATCTCTTCGACGCTATATGGAAGTGTTTCGGATATTGTATGTGCAACATTTGATTTTAATAAACTCGCTATTGTGTCCGACGTCATTGTCCCTATAGTTCCTGCAACATGTGGCGAAGTTAGCGTGGAGCGGGTTCTAACTAAATCAACTGCATCGGCATCAACCATTGCTTTATCGGCATCCCCAGAATGCCGTTCTAGTCCAACGGCGCTAAAAATTTCCGCCAGCTTTGCGCGCACCGAACTGCGTCTATCTTCAGCCCGCGCCCTTTCCTCTGAGCCCGAATCACCGCGATTAACGTTATTAAATCTAGAAGTATCAACTAACTGTCTGAGGGCTGCTCTTATTTTTTGACGGCGCTCGTCTCTTACGTCGCTTGACAAGCCGGACGCCAGTCTTTCCGGAGCATCATCCCAGGGCTTAAAGTTTTCGTCGCCACCCATCATCGTGTATATATCGTCACGCAGTTTTTTATTTATGTGACGGAGTTGAACTTCCCTATTGGGGTGAAGAACGGCAACTAAACCTTCCGCAAACGCTTCGGCATATGAAGTGTGACCGTATGACGTCGTCAATCTGGGTAATTCTGGCGTCCTATCCATGTGTATGCCGGATTCAAATGAACGCAATAATTTCTCGTCATTTTCGGGATTTTCGTCAACATATTGTGCCCATGTGTCCATTGCCATGGCATATCGTGGGTCACTCAGTTTTCCGCTACCGTAGTACGACCTGCCCCTATTTGTTTCGCTAACTTCGCTGTCTTCAGACGCACGACCGACAAGCCAGTGGCCATATTCGTGGATGAGCAGAGCCGAAAGGGCTTGCGATATATGCGTATCGCCTGGTATGACTTCGTCTTGTTCTGACATTAGTAGGGATAACTGCCGTCCTGGTACGGGAGATTCTCTGTCAATGACAGCCCTGCTGTTAAATGCGATTGCGTCAATTGCTGGCAGGGAGATGCCGCGTGTATATGGTCTTTCTGTTAAGCCACGCGATACGCGCAACTCCTCAAGCGCTTCAAATACTTCTGGCTGGTTTTCATACCAATTCCAGCCATCGTCTTCGCTGATAAAGAAGTTTGGCGCACCGAAGTTTTCAAATAACCATCTCAGCTGTTTGTTTGATTTCAATGTATCGGCCACAAGATTTCTTATCGCCGTGACCCTCTCTTCAGAAAAATCCGGGCGCATAACTGGGAATTTCTCCAGCTGCTGTTTGAAGTAAACAAGGAACTGCTTTCCGCCGTCAAGGTCGCGCCATCCTGGGGCAAAATCGTCAGCCCACATTTGTATCATTTCATCTTCTGTTGATGGAACAAGAACGCTTGCCATCTGCTCCTCAGTAAGGCCCTTTAGCCATGTGGTGGAGGTTTTTCTTATCTCTTTACCGCTGTTATCTTTATCGCCGTACTTATATGACTTGTTTCTGTCTGTCCGTACTTTTCCGGCCTGTCCTCTTCTGGTGATACCAAGACGACGGCCAAGACCGGAAGAAAGTCTCTCCTGTCTTCTGCTAGTTGCATCTAAATAAGATTCTTTTGATACCCTGAAATCTTCAACCGTCTGAAGCCATTCAGCTTTTCTATTGGCAAAATGCTTGTCTCTTTTTGTTTTGTCCAAGGCGTCGGTTTTGTGACCGGACTCAACAGCGCGTTCAATCATCCGCTGCATCACCATTGCTGTTGCAAATGCATCCTCGTCGGCGCGATGGTGTTTATCACCTAGGTCAACTTCAAGGTATTCAGTAATAGCCTTCAGGCTTGTTGATGGCTTTACTATCCCGTTTCCATCAATAGTACGCGGTCCGTCTGGTGATTCAGGGCTCCACACAGGCAGGGCTAGTTCCGCAAATGCATTGGTGTCTATATACCCAGATGGCCTCCAGTCGATGCCCTCAACACTCAGGGCATCTTCTAGTACGTTTTTATCAAATGGAGCGTATTGAACGCCGATTATTGAATCGCCTATGAACTCGGCAAGTTTCTGGTGGGCGGTCAACTGTGATATTTGTTCTTCCAGAAATTCATCTGTTAATGGTGAGCCATCTTGGCGTTTTAGGTTATTACGCGACCACTCACCAAGCAGTTCCCCCGGGTTTACATAGGTGTTAAATCTGTCGACAACTTTTCCGTTACGCATACGTACTGCGCCTATTTGAACTGGCATTCCACGGCCCATCAATTCGCCGAATTCATCGTTGACTAAACCAGTTGTTTCATAGTCGAGGAAGACTATGTCTGTGTTGTTGTATCTATCTAGAAATTCTTCCCATGTGGAAACGCCGGCGAAAACCTGCTCAGCGCGACCAAGCATCGGCCCATACGCTGGCTGCCGTGGGAAGCGTGGTCTATCTCCGGACGATAGACGCAGTGAATCAACTACATCATAATTATTTTCTCCATCGAACATGTTTTTGCGCATGTATGCACCGATAGCATCCTGCGCTTGCGCCAGAACTATGTCGTCAATATTGGCATCGACAATTCGTGTTCTACCGGACGACAAACGGCTCGGCATTGATGCTTCGTCGAGCATTTTTATTACGTCATTGATATCTCCGGCAAAAATTGTGTCTCTGCGCTCATCGGTGACTCGCCCGTCAAACTTTCCTGGTAGCGGATTTATTGCATCAGACAATGCGGAACGTTGACTCGGCGATAAAGATTCTGTTTCCTCTCTCCGCTCATTAAACCGACCGATGTATAGTCGCGTAGATGAATACATCGTAAAATAAAGGTGTTTTAATAGTCGTTTTTCATCATCGTTAAGTGGTGATTCCGGGTGGTCCATAAGAGAAAACATTGCTAGGTCATTAGCCCATTCTCCATGTCTGTCAAAAGAACGGCCAATTCCGATATGGCCAAATAGGTCGTGATATTCCTGGAGTGCATCTCCAGCGATTGCCAAATCAAATTGCGCAGGATTAGTCAGTCCACGTATATATGCACCCGCAAAACCACCACTGTCATTACCCCTGACCCGTCCCGGTGCACCGCGCACAAACATTTCTTCCTTGCCAAAATCGCGGCCGACACGTCTTGCAATATCTTGAGATATAAATTTGTCCCACTTTAGCCACGCCATCAGAATTTTTTTATTCGGTAGCCCACCTTGTTTGGCTATCGATGTGCTGAATTCATCATCTGACATCTCGTCAAGTTCTTTAATTTGCTCATCTAGTGTTTTAATGGGAGTACCGGGCGCACCCCCTATTTTTTTCAATGACCTTGATAGCGCTGGATATCCGAAATCACCCATGTCTGACTGTAGAGACGGCAATTCCCCATTTTTCGTGTATGTCAGAAGGTTTGGATATTTTTCTTTTGCTTCCTCGCTCACCCAATCAAGTGGATTTGATGAATCACCAGTTACAGTGGCAACAAGATTCCCACTTCTGTCTAGCCAGGCGCTACGGGCTCTATCAAAATAGAGTGTGTGGTTTTTGGCGTATTCAATAACTTCGTCGACTGCGCTTGCTGGCGGTAATTCAACATCACGCCAATCTCTTTTATCTGGAATATGTTTTGCTATTTGTGGAATCGGCAATCCAGTTATAACAGGCATTCCATCTGTCGTAATGTGTATTGAGAGTGAATCAATTAGCTCATCTCCCAGTCCATCGGAAAATTCATCACTAAACGAACGGTTACGCTTTTCGTAAAACTCACCCAAAAGTCGTCTTACTGAATCGGCTATCGAATCAATAATTATTTCCTGTTGTTTTGGTGTTGGTGATTGGTCTAGCAAATCTTTCAGCAGAACAAAGAATCCACGAGAATCCATTGCGTTGACCACCCTGGCCACATCCGCTGCCGAGACGCCACGCTTGGCAAGAGCCGCCTCTATGCTTTCGCGACTAAACTGTGGGAAACCCAACTTTTCCCTAACATCATTTATTTTTGATATTAAACGTGCATTGCGCAGGGTTGACGCATCGGCAAGTATGCGAAACCGCGTTCCAAGTATTGGGTCGCTGGCATACGCCATCGCAAGCCATTTCGCATGCTCAAATGCAATTTTATGCTTGCCGAGAGATATGTCCTCGATATCTACCCATTCAAATTTAGAAGCATCATCTCCCGCTTGTGCAGAAAGCGATTCTTCGTAGCGAAACTTAACCGATGTTCCCGCAACCCTAACGCCATCAACAAAGCGCGGGTCCCACAATGGTGAATCAAGAATTCCAAGAATCGACACCGCATATGCGTCGGATGCCTTTAGGTTAACCTCTTCTTCCATTTCCCTAAGTGGCGTATCCGATAGTAGATTGTCTTTCTCTTCGTCGAACATCCCACCGGGGAGGGCAAGCGCACCACGGAACGGTCCGCGAGTTCTAGTAATAGTTAGTAGCTGTGCTTTCCCATTTTCATCATCTCTGATTACAACAACGTCTCCGGCCATCTGCTTGCCGGACTTCGAAAGCGACCACTCTGATGTTGCCTCAGATACGTCGTCATCGTCGGTTGATGTGTCAAAAAATAGAGACAGGTCTACTCCAGCTCTTTTAGCACGCTCAATCAGTGTTTTTTCAGCTGCGCTAGCGCCGGATGAGAGCGTTTTGGGGGGCTCGGGCGTGGGCCGTGTCTCCGCGTCTGATGATGGTGTTTGTTGCCCGTCAATACCAACCCAGACTGGCCTGGTTGTCCCTTCGTCTGCCCAGCCGTCATTGTCGGGGTCGCGTCTTGAGCCGGTTGGCGTCCTTGTTCCTGGTTTCCCACCTGTGGGGATGTCGATATCAAAACCATCCCTGCGCCCACGTCGGCGGCCACGCAGGTCGCCAATACTCGGCTTATCTATGAGCCTGGAAGCAAGGTATTTGCCAAGGCGTCCCGGAGCAGCCTTCTCCTCCTGTTCGGTGAAGCGGCCAGTATGACTATCGTCTATTGGGAAATCTGGATGGTTATTATTAGAATCCATTGCCTAGTAATAATACGTTAAAATTGGCTCATTTTGTGGCTCTTTTGCTACTTTAAACGCTTTCCACATTTTGTGCAGACTTTTGACCATGGGTAAAATCTGACCATATTCATTGGGTGGTCGCATTCAAGTATTCTAGTCGCCTCTGCGTTTAATATATTCCTAATCCAGGCAGAAAGTGTTATTTGTTCAGACTCGGAAGCCTGCTTCCATCTCTCCCTTTCATATTCTGTTGTTCTGATTAAAACCTGTTTATCAGCTGGACCGTCATCGGTCTTTACAATTGGTGACACCGATTTATTTATTGTTTCGGCAACTCTAGCCATTGCTGATTCAATATTGTCATCGTTGCCGGTCATTGTTAATCCTCTGGTTCATATGAAACATCATCATATTCCTCATCCTCCCCCTCTATCGCTACTATTTCAGCATCAATTATGTCTGCACTTTCTTTTCCAAGAATTGCTTTAACTGTTTCATCCGGAAGAACGCCAGATATTGCCATAAGTTGCAATAATTTCTTGGCTTCGGATTCAGCATCAAATCCGGTGGCTGGTTGATTCAGGCTAGGCTGTCCGGCTATAACGGCACGAACTGTTTGAGTATTTGATGCCTCCACCTGAACGTTCACGTTCGTTTGCTCCATGCCGAGAAGCTTTGTCCGCCTGTCCATTATGGACAAAACCTGCTGTATTGCCTTTAGGTCTGGCTCGACTTGCATTTCTGTTCCGTCGTCAAGCACAACCCTCCGGTGTTGCGTCATGGGCCAAATTGCCTGCTGGAGGTTGTCAAGGCGCTCTAGCTCCAACCTTAAAACTTCCGGGTAGGCAAGTATTGCCTCGCGGTTCATCTTTTCAAGCTGTCTTTGTATGGCCCTTGATACGGAGGATGTTGACACCCCGAATCTCCTGGCTATCTCATTTACCGATGTGCCAGCCTGCCGCATCTTGAAGATACGCATATCGCGTTCACTCAGGAATTCTTTTGTTGTAATTGGCTTTGGCTTGTTATCGCTCATTTTGGCACATTAACCCACTCTAAAACTTCAAAGGGAAACTTAGTTCCTCTTTTCATTTTAGTGGGCCAATTGCGCTCGTCACGTGCACCACGGAAATGTCTTACATCGTACACATATGCACCCATCGCCATTGGGTCTGGTTGAAGAGAAATTCCGAATTCCGGCCAGCGCGACCAAACGGCGGAACCAAATGGGCGCAAATCCCTGGTTGTTATGCTTGTGCCAAGGGGTGCATGATGTTCAATCCATAGAGCACATCTATAGACAGTTCTTATTGTGTCCAGGTATTTTGCTATTTCTAGCGCAACAGACTCCGACGTCCTGCCACCCGGGTCAACAAATGACTTATATAACGGCCCAATTACCAGCATGTCTGGTTTAATTTCGTCCAGCGCCTGCTCGAGAATTGACCTATCCGTAGCCTTGAGAAGGTCCATTCCAGATGGTTTTGTCAGCAGGTGTGCGCTCAGGCGCGTAGTTCGACCAAGATGCATCGCCTGGGAGGCAATAGACCTCGACGTTCTTCTGATGATTTTATCCGGGTTTTCCAGGTCAACCGTGAGCGTAACTATGGGCTTCATTGGCTGAAATGAAAATGGATGGATGCCAGCTGATGAAAGTATTGCCACCTGGCGAGCCAGCATCGTTTTGCCCACACCCTCCGCCGCAACAACGATGACTCTCTCTGATTTTTCCAACAGACCGGGTATTACCCAGTCATACGTTTCCGCTGTTGCTTCTGCCAAAAAGTCGTTCCACTGAACAAGCCTTCCAGTGTCAAGGACAAAACTAACAGTTGAGCCAGCGAGTATGAGATTGCTTTTAACTATTTTCTGTTTTGTATTTAGGTCATCCCTATCCAGGAGTTCTCTTAGCCTCTGGATGGCCTGTTCTTCTGGCGATAATTCGTCTTGCTGTATTTGTGGTTGGTGCTCAGTGAACGGCTCAATTTCATAATCATCTTCCTCCCCCAACTCATTCAACTCATCCAGCGACATTCCGCCGTTAATGTGGTCTGTAATGTCTTTAAATGTCGGCGATATCCATATTTGGGCATCACATCCCGCTACGTCGAGCTCTTTTTTAACGGTGCGCGCGTGCTTAATTCCAACCTCATCATTGTCGGCAACAATTTCAACCAGCGCGCCAGCTAGGGCCTCGGTATGAATATCGAGCCACTTTCCCGCACCACCCGGCATTGTTGTGGCCACAAGGCCCATATTGGAGAGGGTGTCAGCGTCCTTCTCGCCCTCTACGAGCCATATTGGATATCCGTCCTGCTTTGCCTGGAGAACCATTGGCAGGTTGTAGAGCACCTTTGGTGTTTCGCCGAGAGACCACTCCCAGCCACCATTTCCATCTGGCTTACGCTGTCTAAAAGTCTTTTTTCCATCCTCGTCGATATAGCGCAATTTTTGGAATAGTAACGCTCCGTGCTCGTCTAAATAGTCATACGATTCAACAAATTTTGGTTTTGACTGTGGGGTCGCACTCCGCACCTGTTGCTCCACTGCACGCGGAGCTGGGGGCGGGCTCTTGGGTTTCGGCACACTTTGGGGGTTTGCATCCCTATCCGGCACCATTAGGTCAGACACCTTAAGTCCAACTGCTGAACAAATCTCCTCGACGTTGCAGGAAATTCCGCGATGGCAGGTGACCAGAACACGCCCGTCATCCCCCTGCCCTATTGACAGCGATGGATTGCTATCGTCGTTTCTGCATGGACAGCGGGCAACCCAGCCAGCCCCAGCACGCCTTACGCCGTCTAGGCGGGATAGAAAGTTTTCTGTCTGGTCAGAAATATCCAATTTTGATTCACCGGCTAGGCAGTATAGATGCTGATAGTACGCAATTGGATGTTGAGTCGGCGCCTAAGCACCTCTCGTTCACGCTCTGTTTTTCCGCCCCAAATCCCATGCGCTTCATGGTGGAGCGCATAGTCAAGGCACTGACGACGGCAGTGGCACGTATTGCAAATTTCTATCGCCTTGATGGAGTTTGCCCGCGCCTTGCGGTAGCTCTCTTTATAGGTGGGCGATTTATGGTCATCTGCCCTGGGGAACCAAATGTTTGTGTCATGGCCAACACACGCACCGTCGGTTGGTGGTTTGACGGTCTCTGATGAATTCACGATTAGTTTTCCCTTCTCGTCGTGCTGTCCGCACAGACTAGCGATTATCGGTGGCGCGCGCCACATCCTGCGCGGAAAGATAAATTGTTGCGCTTCGAATTTGAAGATTTCCAGCAACGTCCTCCACGGAAATATCTACAGCATCGAGCGGAACACCGAATCTGATAGAGATTGCGGCGCGTGTTTTCTCTATCTTTACTTCTTCATCTGCAAGGCTCGGCTCTACTGGGGGAAGCGGTGCTATGCGCACAAGCGCCTTTATTTCTTCATTTTTTTGCTCTGCGCGAAGGCACCAAACACACGCTATTTCGCCAGTTGTTGCTGCGCGCTTTCTGCTTTCAGCATGACCGCACGAAAGGTGGTGGACGTAGGAGACATTGCCCCATCCGCCAGTTTTTTCAATGCTTGTTATTTTTCGACGCGGAGCTTTTCTATGCTCGGTCGTCACAGCGCAGTTAGTCTACTTCGACTTCTTTGGCCGAGAGAAAAGTCGCTTAATAAACCCCTTGGCCTTAACCGTGTCAACGCGGATTTCATTGTCGGATGACGAATCGAAGGAAATACCAACCTTGCTTAGCGCCTCGCTGACAATCGGGTCTACCAGTTTCGCGTGAAGTTCGTGGGCGGCCTCGTGGAGCGCCGTGTCCTCATTCACTGCCTTTGGCTCAGCCTTTTTCTTTGGAGCAGCCTGCTTCTTGGCCGGAGCCTTCTTTGCAGCCTGCTTCTTTGCAGCGGTCTTTTTTACAGCCGCCTTTTTGGCTGGGGTATTTTTTGCTGTCTGTGGTTTTTTGCTATTTGCCATGCCGGTCACAATAGTCGGGCAAAAACGCCGGGTGGTGTCAATTTATGTATCAAACTTTCGGCATCGCTACATCTTTTGACTATTGTTTTGATTGTTTAGATTTAGTATCTAACATGTGGATGGATATTTTGACGACATAAGCAAAATGGCGCTCGCCCTGACGTCTGCCCAGATGGCAAAAGACGATGCAGTCAAGGAACACGGGCCGGGCGAAGACCTCTATATTCACTTTCTTGGGTGGATTGAGGATTCCTTAGTCGTAATTTGTCAAATGAATGATGAACTTTCAAAAAAAACGCACGATGAAAAACTCGTTGCTAGCTATGAGCTTTGCTCCACGCTCAGGTCCATGTGGTGGATAGATGCGGTAACAATGGTATCCGAGGCCTATTGTTCCCTTGACGAAAACAAAACTAAGGGGCTTGAGTTGGCTGAGGCTTTTACAAATTCCGAAATGCCAGTCCTGGAGTGCATAGCCATAAACCACGCGTCAATACAAACCCCAGGCGGGGTTGGTCCGGTGTCGATGGTTGCGGCCCCCTACAAGGTGATGGCTGGCAGGACGGTTCAGTGGCTCGATTCTCTTGTCTACCCCGAGAGGGCTGAGGAATTTATTCGTCAAGCCCGTTACCCATCGATGCTGCGCAAATCGCTGATGGAACCGCCATCCGGGGATGCGTCTGACACGTCCTTCAGCGAAGCCAGGGATGCCATTTATGGTATGGGATTTCTGATGCAAGAATTTGCTTAGTGGTATTATTTTATATGCCTTTTTACGACAGCCCTGGTTTTAACCCTCCAGAAAAATTTGTTGATTCTAAGGGCGTTGAATTTCTTCGTGCGACAAGAAATCCATGTCCAGTTTGCGGGCACCCAACCGGCGACTGCACTGGCACGACTGGCCCACCAACTACCGTTTTTGGATTTAACACAAACTCGACCTTGGATGAAAAAACGACCTTCTATCTTGAAGAAGATTATTATGAGGAGCGCGAGCTTGTAGCGGGATTGAGGACCAAGGTGCTTATCCACAGGAAAGGCAAACATATTCCGTTTGCGGTTGCAAAAGAACTGGGCCTCATCTAACCAACAAATAAATTCAAACAGGTCTCGACTTTTTCAGTATTCTCGTATGGGTTAAACTCGTGTCTCCAGGTATTATCGCCACTCCATTCAAGCACCCAAGGATAAGAAAAAGTGAACATGATTAGTGACTCGTTTGTTTCAAATTACGCCCAGCGCCCAATCCCGTGGGGTTTTAACGGGATGGGAGAAATAGTCTTCCTGCGTACATATAGCAGAACAAAAGACAATGGCACCATTGAGACATGGGGCGAAACTGTTCAGCGGGTCATAAATGGGGCTGTCGAGATTGGTGTCCCGTACACGCAGAGCGAGGCCGAAGAGCTTTTTGACCACATGTATAACCTGCGTTGCTCAATGAGTGGTAGAGCGCTATGGCAGCTCGGCACCCCAATGGTGCAGAAATTTGGCGGAGCGTCACTGAACAACTGTTACTTCACAAACATTGAAAAAGTTGAGGACTTTGAGTTTCTTTTCGACTACCTCATGCTTGGTGGGGGCGTTGGATTTTCCGTAGAGCGCGCAAAAATTCACGACCTTCCGAAGGTCAAGGCTGGGGTGACAATTACACATGAACGCACAAACGATGCTGACATAATTGTGCCGGACTCGCGTCAGGGCTGGCGTCGACTACTCCATAGCGTGCTCAAGTCATACTTCGACACCGGCAAGTCATTTAGTTACTCCACGATACTCATCCGTGAATACGGTGCTCCACTCAAGTCCTTCGGGGGCACTGCCTCTGGGCCTGGAGCTTTAATCGACGGCATAGCTGATATCTGCAAAGTAATGGATAACCGTGTCGGAAAGAAACTGAGGTCAGTTGATGTTTTGGATATTTGCAACATTATTGGTCGCATTGTTGTTTCCGGCTCGTCTAGGCGGTCGGCGCAAATAGCGATGGGCGACCCCGATGATGTTTTGTTCCTTCGGGCAAAGAACTGGTCTACTGGCTCCATTCCAGGCTGGAGGGCAAACAGCAATAACTCGATTTACGCCGATGGGTTCGATGAGCTTCCGACCGAACTGTGGCGCGGCTACGACGGCTCGGGCGAGCCGTATGGACTGGTCAACAGGAAACTCGCGCGCACATATGGCCGTCTTGGCGAAAAGAGACCAGACCCATCAATCGAGGGTTTTAACCCCTGTGCCGAGATTGCGCTAGCCGACGGTGAGTCCTGCAACCTTGCAACGATATTTTTGCCCAACGTCGAGTCCCTTAAGCAACTGTTGTCCATCTCTCGTTTGCTATATATGACCCAGAAGCACATCACCAGACTTCCATACCCGTACGAAAAGACAACATCGATTGTCAGACAGAATGCCCGCCTTGGTCAGAGCATCACTGGTGTACTGCAGTCTTCTGAGCGCCAGCTTGCCTGGCTGGGTCAGACATACGAGTATCTCCGCGACTTCGACAAGGAATATAGCGAGAAGATGGGATTCCCGCAGTCTGTTCGGATTACCACCGTTCAGCCGTCCGGAACACTCTCTCTGCTTCCTGGCGTTACTCCAGGTATTCACCCTGCATACGCCCCTTACTATATACGTCGGGTCAGATTCGGCTCTAACGACCCCCTGGTTGACGCCTGCAGGAAGAGGGGCTACAAGGTTGTGTGGGATATAGGCATAGACGGCCGAGAGGACCATTCGCGTTACGTGGTCGAGTTCCCCTGCATGTCTCCGGACGGGTCAATTCTGGCATCGCAGATGACCGCCGTAGAACAGCTTGAGTGGGTCAAGAAGATGCAGACGGAGTGGGCCGACAATGCCGTGTCTGTAACTGTTTATTACAGAAAAGACGAGCTTGACAGCATCAAGGAATGGCTCTCAAAGAACTACGACAAAGGCGTTAAGTCTGTGTCTTTCCTTCTCCACAGTGACCACAACTTTGTTCTCCCCCCGTACGAGGAGATAACAAAAGAGGTTTATGAGAAGACGGTAGCAAAAATCGACTTCACCGTCCCCTTGGTGCAGTCCACATTTTCTGGCGAGCTCAGTCTTGATGATTGCGCTACTGGGGCTTGCCCTGTAAAGTAATCCTGCCAGCCCTGGTGGCTCAATGGATAGAGCAACAGACTTCTAATCTGTGGGTTGTAGGTTCGAGTCCTACCCAGGGCGCCAAGTG